CCAGCGGCGGTCTGAGCCGGAAGCTGTTGCGCCTGCGCAATCTCCACCAATGCGGCGATCGGGATCTGCTGAGCCGATGCCAGGCCGGTCGCGGCACCAACAGCGCTGTCCATCCGGTCGCGTTCAGAATTGTAGTCGTTGTAGCGAAGCGTGTTGCCGGCGTTGATGACGTTGCGGCTGATGATGTCACCGAACGCAGAGCCGCCAGTCAGCCCGCGCGTGCCAAGTGCTGCCGAGGTCTGGTTACGGGCGTCATTCTCCGACTGCGAAACGATGTCGTCCAGATATGGATTGCTGTTAAGGTATTTACCATTCAGCACGTCCAAATTGTAGGATTTCGCCGCGTTCACGTTCGGGTCGCCGTTCGTGTATTGGGACACCAAGTTAGGAACGAGGCCCGCGAGCTGATCCGTGATGCTCGTGATCTTCGGCGCCTGCGCATTATAGGCGCTGTTGACGTTATTCGCAGCCCCCTCGATCTGGCTCGAATAGATCGGCTTTGTCGTCGTCTTGCTTTTCGAGCTGCTAAGCCCCATCGCTCAACTCCTTCCGCAACTCGACTTGATGCGTGCGATATCCACGCTCTTTGAGAATGCGCGCCCATCCGGGTCGCGAGGCAATGCAGGCGAACGTCAGTCCGTTCGCACGTCCTGCGGTTTCCGCCTGCTCGATCAGTTCAAGGATTCCGTCCATCTCGCCTGCGGCAACCAGCCCATGCAGTTCCGACGCGCCCGCCGGATAGTGCTTCACCGTCACCACGATCACGGCGCGGTCATTGCCCAGCGCCATGGCGCCACGATTGAGCAGGGCTACGTCCAACCAGTCGATCGTGTAGCAGCGCGGGTCCAGCGTCTCCGCAATCTCGGAGCGATGCCGCTGGTATTCGGCCCATCCGGGCGGAAGGGATATCGTCACTTGAGCCGCGCCGAAACCGCCGCGAGCGCATTGGCGATGGCCTGCACCTCCGCCACCGTAGGCGGATCGCTGATCGTGGGGGCGATATAGATGTCCGTTCCATTCTTGAGCACCGCGCGCGTGAACAACGCATTGATCGCGTTCGCCACCCGACGCGGCCAATCGAGCGTCTTGTTATCGACGGGGACAGGAAACAGGCTCACCGCAACCCTCCCGGCTCATATTCGAGATCCAGCCCCTGCGAATATGACCACTGAGACCCGGCCGCATGCTTGACCGTGATGGCGAGATATTTGCCCCGGCAGCGCAACGGGACCCGGCCGCTCTCCTGCATGTCATTCTCGGTAACGACACCGATGGGGCCGCCCATCTGCTGCCGCGCGTCGATCGAGATGGTTATTCCGTCTGTCGCATCGCTGATCGGCCATGCGGAGCGCACCCGAGCAACATTCGGGTCAGCCGGTGCGATCCAGCCAAGAGAAAGCGTCGCCTCCAACGCTGCCCCCGAAAGCGCGCCGATCTCGTTGTTGGCGGTCACTACGAACAGCCGAGGATCACCGCCCTGGAAGCGAGGATCATCGAGGCTGTACGGCATCGTGTCGAGATCATCGTAGACCTCCGACACCTGCTCCAGGGTCATGCTGCTGTCGTAGCCTGCGAAGATGCCAGCGAATGGGATTTCGATCGTGCTGGGGCGATCCAGAACCCAATTATAAACCCAGATGCGGCCGGGAACGCCCGGCATCCCCCACATCACAAGGCTGCGTTTCGGATCAACCGCCGCCCAAAGCTGTTCGTAATTCTCGGGCGATACCGAATCCCGGAATGTCTGGTCGAATTTCTCGTTGCCGATGGGCCGGAGCGCCTGTCCATCGTCCAGCGCCATGAACCCTCGGTCCGACAGAAAAAATACCGTGCGCCCCGCCTGCACGATGCTTCCAGCAGCCGCACAGCCCACGTTGGTGGTGATCTCCGGGAACGCGAACGGCGCCGTTGCATCCCCCGTGCGCTCCATGCGGACGAGCCTGAAGCGCTGGAGGATCACGCCATATTCGCCGCCGGCTATGCCCTTCACCTCACCGCCAGTGAGCATGGGCTGGAAGCCCGCCTGATCGACAGCCGGCGTCCATTTCGTGTGGTCGTTGAACGCGGACCACTGCACCATGAGCTTATTGCCGGCAGCCTGCGTGATCACGACGAAATCGCCGATCACCGCAACTCCGTTGCCTGTTGGCGCGTCGGTCAGGTCGGACGCCGAACCCGCGTTGAGATCGACCTGCTTCGTGTCCACGCCATTGACGCAGACGACATAGTCACCGAACTGCGCGAAACGCCACCGATCGGCTACGCTCATGGCCGCGAGCAGCGATGTCCATTCGCCCGCCGTATAGCGCTCCAGCCCGTTCGCCGTGCCGGCAAGCAGATAGGCCGTACCCTCGCTTGAAATAAATGCCGCGCCACCCTTGAACGAGGCAGGCAGCGGATCACTGATCGCCGCAAGCGAGCCGACAGGCCGATAGCCGTCAGCCGCCGGCAGCACATTCGTTGCGTGCGTGAGGATGTTCCGGGGAAGCTGATCTGGAAGAAAGGCCGGGAACGCGATGCGCTTCCGAGCCATTCTAGATGCGCGCTCCGCAAACCTGGCGGATGCCTGCTGGCGTCAGGGGTGCCGCGCCCCAACGGTTCCGCGCCGCCGCCTGCTGAATTGCAGCCGTGAGCGCCGCCACCTCCTGCGCGGCCTGCGCCATGCCATCGCTATCCCGCTCACGCCGCGCCAAATGGAACATGGCACCCGCGACATAGAGGTCAGGATGCTTCGCCAGCAGCCAATTGGAGACCTGAGCATCGGAGAGGGAAGGAATGGGCTGGTAATAGAGCATTTCCAGCGTTGCATTCCCCACCGGGCCAACGCGCAGATAGTTGCCCTCGATGCTGTAGGCTTCCGGCTTGCCGGCGATGCCCGAGTAGATCGCGAGCATCCCAGCCGGCGACATACTCTTGAGAGGGGTGTCGGGGCTCCCCTCCTGAAAGATGTAGCGCAGCTCAAGGAAGTCGCTCGGAAGCTGCGTCAGCTCGCCAGTGACGTTCAGGATCGCGCGCGTCTCCATCTCCGGAGTGCGCAGCGTCCGATTGAACTCGGCCTCCGCCTTTCTGAGGGCGCGGTCAATTGCATCCTGGCGATAGTCCGCGTCGTCCATCAAGTCGCGGATTTCGGTGATCAGGTCCGAATAGCTCGCGATGGAACCGGGAGCATATGTCGGAATCGCGATGGACATAGATCAGCCCGCCAAGGCAGCAATCAGGCGCCCGGGGATCGCGTCGACCCAGACCCGCTCATTGGCCGCGATTGCAGCGCTCGTAGCCGTCGCTTCCGGGTTCTCACCCATTGCGAACCGCGTAGCCTCGCCGGCAAGCAGTGACATGTAGACTGCATTGGCGGGGATCGGCGCAGACTGCGCGGATTCAGCGCCAACCGCGATATCCTCACTGCCGACCGGAATCCCGGGCACGTTCGGATTGGATGATCCTGACCAATAGGTAATGTTGAGAGCCATTGCCGATCCTCAGAGCATGAAATGGCGGATACGGAGGTAACGGTACTCCGGGTCATTCAGGAGCTTGCGCACCTTCGGCGTGTGCTCGGGGTTCCAGAGGTTCACCCCGAATTTCGTGATCCATTCGTATTGTACGCCCACCGGAATCGACGCGGCGAGCCACATGTCCTTGCCTTTACCGAACCCATCGATCCCCGCGAGCTGCTTGTTGCGCTCCAGCGTTGGCTCATTGTCGAAGGTGGTTTTCAGGACGATACGGTCGTTCGTCTCGTCATAGCCGATGAACTGCTCAGCGCCGAATGTATCGCGCCCGAGCGAACGTAGCTGGGTCACTCCACGAAACCCTTTTCCTTGAGGCTCGCGATAGTATCGGCAGGAGCATTCACTTCCGCGCCGATCGGGAGGAAACCGCCCTTGCCGTCAGATACTGCATCCGCGGCCTTGACCCTGGGCGCCCTGGATTTGGCCTGCTGCTTGGGCTGATCGGTCATCTTCATTCCTCGCAGGGAAAAGGCGGGGAACCGAAGTTCCCCGCCCAAGGGGTTACGCTGCCTGCACGTCCGCGATGTTCGCGTTGCCGGCCTCGTTCGTGCTCTGGAGCACGTACTCGCGCGACAGCATCTTGCGGTCGCTGTGGCCGGTTTTCGCCAGCGGCGTGATGTCGTAGGGCTGGAGGTCGCAGAGCTTCCACAGCGACATATCCAGGAGCAGCGCGTTGCGGCCAGTCGTGAAGCGCGACGGAACGAACGCGATCGTCCCGAAATCGCCGACATACATATCGGCAGCGCCGATGATGGTGGCGGCGCCGTTGCCGCTCTCGTGCCGGATGTCTGCGATGCCGGCGAAGGTGGAAGCAGTCTGCTTGAGCGGACCCGACATGAGCAGGATGTTGGGATTGCCGCCCGCCGTCCATGCCTTC